GTGGCAGGCGTAACACCAGACAATAAGATCTGGATGTTATGTACTAAAGCCAGTGAAGAATATCCGCATACATTCGTAAGAGAAGCCAGAAGGTGGCTTGATAGTCTCCATAACCCATACCTGTATAATCATGCAGACATGAGGAATGAGAGTCATATCAAGCTACTGAAGCTTCTTAAATTTAAGTTCATTAACTACTACGTTCACAACGGTGTCCCCTTAATTCAATTTATTAAACTATGTGTGAACCAATAAGCGTAGGCGCTATTGTAGGTGCTGCATCGTTTGCAGGCAGTGCCGTGACTGCCATTGGGCAGCATCAAGCCCAGCAAGCAGCAGTAGCTAGATCCAACGCTATCGCTCAACAACGATACCAACAAGATCTGCAGATTGCTGCTGCACGAGATCGAGAAAAAGGACGTGTATATCGAGCAGAATCTAGGGCAGCAACCGCTGCTAAGAATGCTTATTATGCACAGATTGCTAGTAACCAAGCTGAAGCCAACCGGGCTTTAGCAGCACAAAATCAAAAGTTTAGAGAAAGGCAAACCACTGCTGCTTTCCAGTCACAGTCAAACATTGCTAAAGCTATTCAACAGCAAGGTAGTGTACTTGCTACTGGCCGAGCTGGTCAGTCCTTCTTGCTTGCAGCTATGGATGCTGATCGTCAGCTAGGATTTGAGCAAGCTCAGGTTGAGCAGACGTTGTACGATGCTAGCATGGCTAGTGGTCTTGCTAAAGAAGGTATCATGCTGGATCAAGCTGCAGCTAACAACACTGCCTGGAACAGTCTCCCCGCTGACCCACTCACACCTCAAGCCTCATTCCTGCCTATCAAGCCTATCAAAGCCAAAGGACCTTCTGGTCTTGCTCTTGCTGGTAACCTTATCAGTAGCGCAGCAAGTGCTTACGGTACAGGATATTCACTCGACAACCCTTAAAACCAATGCCATATCAAGGTAGTGCCCAGTCTATTGGATTTAAGGCTCGCCAAGTTGCTGATCCCTCTAGGCGTATGCGCCAAGAAGCGGAGCAGATTAAACAACAAGGCCAGCAACGAATCCAAGGGATGGAGACGCAAGCGTCTCAAAGGATTACTGAAATGCAACGTGTTAGTGACATCCAGTCTTCTAACGCTGACTACGAACTCAAAGCCCTTTCTAAATTTAGCAGCACTCTGAGCAAGCTAGCTGAAGAGCAAGGTGCTAAATACATTGAAGAAGAACGAGCCAAGGGTATGATGGACTATATGTCCCGTCCCCCTGAAGAGCTTGAGGAAGATACCAAAGAAGTAGACGCAGCTTACAACAAAGGAGCTGAAGTCCACAACGCCATGGGTGAGCTGGCTGACAAAGCCCCCAACGTAGAAACTGCCTCTGCTATCCGTCACGGCTCTCGCTACTACAAGCAGGGCTGGGATCTGGCAGCCATGAACCAATCTGCTGAAGGGTTTGGTGCCCATCTGCTGGCAGAGCTAAAGTCTAACGAGACTCTTATTGCTGATCCTGCTGGTGGGGACCCCTTTCTGATTAAGGATCACGAAGGCACTGCTCAGTGGGAAGCTGCTGCTCAATACATCATGCAGCAGTACATTCTCAACAACAACCCTGCTGGCTTAAGTGCTAAGGTGTTGGCAACCAAGATGCTGCCTCAGCTCCGTGATAGCATTAAGGTACAGCGTATTCAATACGTTTCTAAGTACCTTAAAGAACAGGACGTTATCGCTCTTGACGGTGAAGAGAATGCCCTTTACACTGCTCTTGTAAGTAAGAACAGTCCTATTGCTCCAGAGGTTGCTATCCAGACGTTCCTCACTAACGCCTCAAAACTCCAAGATGGAGGCTTTAGAGGTGCTCGTGGTCTTGTGATCAGCAACTTTCAAAACATTGCAGCTGATAATCCTAGGCGTGGTAAAGAGTTAGCTTCAGTTATTGCTAACACTAAAATTGCTCACCCGTCTGCTAAAGGTGGTAAAGATACTTTAGCTAACATTTTTGGTGATGAGTTTAGTGTTGCAACGCTGGAATCTATTGCTGATGATGCTGCTCAAAAACAGTTTACTCAAAGGCAGCAACGTTTTAACAGAGAGTCTACGGAAGCTTACCAAGCTACCATGACTTCTTTCCGAGAAAAAATGCCTTCTGAGACAACTAAACGTGCTCTTGCTGACGCTCACTTGCTAAACTATGGCACTACAGAAGAAGGCAGACGGCATGCGGCCCTTATCCGTGACTACAACCCGATGTATTTAGATCGGGAAACTTCTCAAGAACTAGCTGATCAATACCAGCTGATCAATCCTGGTGGTAGCATCAGTGAAGAACAAGCCAAGAACTTTGATCAAACAGTTTATGCAGACCTTAAACAAAGAGGTGTTATTGTAGATAAACTGTTTGGCGCTGACATTTCAGGTCAAGTTGACAAAGCTGAGGCAGTTGTTGATGCTGCTTTGTATGAGGCATTAGAAAACAACACTAAGCTTAAGAGAAACTCTACTCAGTTTGAACTAGCTCAGGCTGAAGCTCACAAAGATCTGATGAATCGTGCGGTCACCATGCTGAGAAATGGTGAAGCTAAGTCAGAATCTCAAGCTATTGACATGGCAGCTAATGATTTGGCAAATGAAATCAAAAGATCCCAGCCAAAATACAAAGGTAAAGATAAAATAGAAGACGGTAAATATACCTCTAAAGCTAAAGTAGGCATGGTTAGGTTTAACCCTAAAGACTTTGATGAGTCTGTACGGGATAGACAAAACAAAAGCCTTAAAAAGCTAGAAGAGAGGTTGAAAAATGCACCTATTGAAACCGTTATCCGTACCTCTTTTGTTGAAGATGAAGCTGACCTTGAACTGTCTCCTGATGGGAGGCCTGCTGACTTTTTTTATCAAGCGGCTGTTTTAACGGGTGGACGTTACTCAGCCTACGACATCATGAATATGCAGCGACAAGCAAAGGGAGATCTTCCTCTAGACCCTCCTGAAGAAGTCAAGACGATTGACGAGATCCTCAAAGAACGTCCTGATCTGCGTGCTTATGTCATTGCTAACCCTACCCCTAGAAACGTTAGCCGTGTTGTAGAACAGATTGGTGGCATCAGTCCACCTAACGTGCTCAAAGCTATTGGTTTCCAGGAGTCTACTGGTAATTACAAAGAGCGTAATGACGATCCTCTGACTGGTAATGACAAAGACCCTGCTCTTGGTAAATACCAGATCCTGTGGTCTAACGTATTAGACTGGGGTAAAAGGTACAAGCTAGGCGTACCCGAATCTCAAAACGCTTATTTAAACAACCCACGCTATCAAGACGAGCTTGCCAACGCTGCCATTTCTGATTACATCCAACGAGAACTACAAGCTACTGGTGGCGATGTAGATTTGACTATTCGTCGTGTTGCTGCTTGGTGGTATGGTGGTAACCCCAACGTGTATGACTCTGAAAACTACGGTGCTGTGGGACCTTACCCTGGCATGCGTGAATATACTAATGCTATTCTTCATCGTTACAAAGGAGGTTATTGATGGAAAATGAAGAAAATCTCCTCCCTGTGACTCCTGAAGAGGCCGCAAACGTAAGTAGCGATGTTGCTCGCAACGCTATGCGGTTTATGACAGGCCTTAGCGATTACAGAACTGAAAACCAACAGGAGGAGGAAGGCAAGGAGGAAGAAGAAGAAGAAAAGAAAAAAGAAGACGATCCTACCTTTATGTCTGAAGCAGGCGCTGCTATTGCAGGTGGCGCTGCTCAGGCGGTAGAGAGTATTGGTGGTTTTGCTGAGCTGACAGGTGACACCTTGAAGACTGGTCTTAACAGTCTTGTAGGCAACCCTGTTGATGAGACTCAGAATCCTTTCAGCAATGAGTACATCCAGAACGACGCCGGTTGGTTTGATGTCCCCGATGAGTGGGTACCTGAAAACAAGACTGGACTTGGTCGATTCTCCCGTGATGTAATTGAGTTTGGTATCCTGACTGCTATTACTGGTGGTGCTACTGGTGCTATTGGTGGTGGACTAAAGTTAGGTGCCCGTGGACTTGCTGCTGCTCGTGCTGCTGGTGCTAGCAAACAGACCATTGCCCGTATGAAGTTCTTTGGTAAAGGAGCTAAAATTCTGGGAGATGGTGCTGGTGCTGAACTAATCTCTGACAGTTCACAGGAAGCTAACCTGATGAATTCAGTCAATGAGCACATTCCCTGGGCATCTAGTATTGTCAGTAACGCTCTTGCTGTTAACGAAGAGGACAACCCCTGGGCTGCTCGCTTCAAGACCATGGCTGTGGGTGCTGGCATGAACGGTGTCGGTAACCGTATCTATGCATTTATCAAGGGACGTTACGCAGGCTTCAAAGCTCTTAAGGCTGGTAAGACTGTTGAGGAAGCAGAAGATGTTGCTAACACTACAGCAGTTGAAACCTACCAGCAGCTGAGCCTCTTTGATGATGAGGCAGCTAAGGAAATGGCTACGTCTCGTTACAAGCAAGGCAAGGGTATCAGCAACAAAGACCCTCGTGATGAGTACATGAAGAAGTACTTGTCTAAGGATGAGTACTCTAAGTACGTTAAGCAACGGGATGATGATCCTGAAACGCTTCTTGCTGAAATTGATGAGCAGATCAAAGCTGCTAAGGAAGCAGACGACAAGACTCTGCTGAGGCGTCTAAACAAGACCCGTAAAGGGGTTGCCAAAGATGCTGAAGACAAGGTAGACTATGACGCTATCGCGGATGCACGTGGCAAAGGCGAAGGTGATGAGTTTGACTACAACACAAACCAAAGCACTCAGCAAGCTGTAGAAGCTGAGGGTCGGCAGCTCGATGCTTTTAACAACCCTGAAAAGTTTGATGCTACAGACAAGGCTACTATGCCTGCTACTCCTGATGGTATCCAACGTAACCTAGCTGAAAGTCTTGCTGATCTTCGTCACGGTGGTAACGGTAAATCTGCTACGTTGCCAGTCAATGAGGCAGCTTTGCTGAACATGTCTCGTGGCGATCAGAACCTGTATAAGTACATCAAAGAAGTGGCTGAAGATCTTGCTGCTTCTGTCCTTGAGTCAGGTAAATTCTTCAAGGGCATCATGAATCGCCCTACTTTGAAAGAAATCCAAACTCTTATCTTGCGTCAAGCAAACGAACTCACCTCTATGATTGAAGGTGGGGAGAATACAGCTAAGGCATTTGCAAAGTACTTTAAAGAAAATACAAAAGATTACCGTGTCTACATGGACGATGGTAAAGAAATCGTCACAGCATCTCCTGCTCAAAAGGCAGCTATGCAGCTGGTGATCCATAGCCTTGCTAAGCGTGCACAGGACATTGCTACTGGTGCTATCCACCAATCTGATGGTGTACACATCCATCGTCAGGCTGAGATGGTCTTTGACTCTATGAAGGTCCTTCTTGTTGAGCACAAGAAAATGGGCTACATGTGGGGTCTTGATGGTCGCTATCAGCAGATTGGGTTGATCCCTAAACAGGTAAAAATCAATACCCAAGAAAAGCTAAAGATGGTTACCGAAGAGGTTGACCAGTACATTGAAGAGCTAAAGAAGCTGACCAGGCAGGGTAAGATGGAAGATGTTAAGATGCTTCTGGAAATCCAGAGCATGACTAACAACGTCCGTACCCTTGAGCAGCTGCACGACTTTATCCGTGCTAAAGTCTTTGGCGGTGTTGTAAACGGAGTTCAAATCCGAGGTGAGTTCAGGAAGCAGGTTCAATCTACCTTCTACAACTCAATTCTCAGTGCTCCTATCACTCCTATCAAAGCAATCTTTGGTACTAACTTCATCGCTGCTTTGCGTCCTCTGCAGGCTTACCTGGGTGCTACCCTAAAAGGTGACGCTAAGACTGCTGCTATTGCTGCTGCTGAGTGGGATGCCTTTGGTAAATCCCTTGGTGAAAGCTGGCAAATGTTTAAGCATAACATGGACCAAGGCTACCACCGCAAGGCACAGAGCTACGACATGAAGTATGACGTAGGTGCTGACATCCAAGAGTGGAGACAGTTGAAACAGTATATGGACAGGTATGGTTCTCAAAAAGAGAAGTTTGCCTACAACATGCTTGATAAGTCTGTTAACTTTAACACTTCTCCTGGTGTCAAGTACAGCCAGAACCTGATGGGTGCTGGTGATGCTATGGCACGGACTCTTATTGGTCGCATGCAGATGCGAGCTATGGCTGCTCGTAAGGTGATTGAAGAGGGTGCTGATCTCAAAGATGTTACTAAACTCTCTAGAGAAATTGAAGAAGAGTTCCGTAGCCAAGTCTTTGCTAAGAACCGAGAAGGACGCTACATTGTAACTGATGAAGCAGCTCGGATGGCAGGTGATGAAGCTGCTATGACTCGTAAGCTTGAAGGTAGCTTGGGTGGTCTTGAAGCGTTTTCTGATAACCCTTTCCTTAGAGCATTCTTCCCATTTGTCCGCACAGGCTTTAACGCCCTGGAGGTTGCTTTTGAGCATACTCCTTTGCAGCTCGCTATGCAGAAGCACAAGGACATCTTCAAAGAAGGTATTAGCATAAAAGAGCTTGCTAAGTACGGTATCCGTAACGCAGACGAGCACGAAGCAGCTAAAGCCTTGTTGAATGGTCGTATGGCTACAGGTGCTTTAGTAGGTTCTATGGCAGCGTTTGCTGTTCTGTCAGGTAATATGACAGGTAACATGCCGCTTGACAAAGCCACACGAGATAACTGGAAAGCAAGAGGTATCAAACCTCTGTCCTTTAAAATCCCTGGTACTAACACCTACATCTCCTACGCAAACATTGAACCTTTCAATACTTTACTCGCTTTTACAGCTGATGTTGTAGAAAACCATGCGGTTTTGGGTGAAGATGTTACTGAGCGTTTGATGCAGAAGATTATATTCATGTTCGGCTCTGTGATTGTTGACAAGTCTATGCTGTCAGGCGTCGAAGACCTTGCACGGCTTATGAATCCTGAGACTTCTGGTGATCTGCTTGCTCGTTCTGGTAGCCGCTACCTTCGTTCCCACTTTTATTTTGCTGGCCTTAGCGGAGCCTTGGGTGACATTCTTGATGCTACTCAGAAAGAAGCTCAAGACTTCCATGAAATGCTGATCCGTAGGGATGTTGGAGCTAAGTCAGCGCTTAACACTCGCTACGATATTCTAAACAAAGACCGTAGTGGTAAGCCGTTGCTGGCAGCTCCCGATAATCTTATGCTTCGGGTGTTGAACGCTTTCAACCCCTTTACTATTCATTACACAGATGATGATAGTGTAAAACAGACCTTGCTAGAAACAAGGTTTAATCTTCCTCAGACTCTGTCTACCTACAAAGAAGAACCTCTTAACTCTTTCTATATGTCTAAGATGCAGGAGTACCTGTCCAAAGGTGAGCTGCGCGAAGAACTAGAAAGACTGTTTGCTGCTCCTGAATGGCAAGATGAGTTTGAAGCTTTTAAGAATGGCAAGAATCTAACGTCCGCTAACAATGTTAAGCTGAGTAAGCAACGCTGGTATAGGGACATTAAACGGATTTTTGAAACTGCTAAAGATAACGCTATTGACCAGTTCTTAGAAGACTATCCTGATTTTAGAGATAAGTTTGAAAACAGACAAATCATTGGTGCTCTTAGCGAATCAGGTAGCTACGACGAGCTTGAGCAGTTCTTGGAAGAAACAAAACACCTCCGTTAATCCACCCAACCAGCTCTTAATTACTATATGTAATGGCAGTTACTAAAACCACATATTCGGCGAACGGGTCACAAACTCAGTTCAACATTCCATTTGAATACATTGAAGAGGCTGATGTTGATGTCTACATCGATACAGTCCTCCAACTCCAACAAAATACTACCTCTACTGCCGCTGCAGATCACCCTCAGGTTGTTTCTGAGGACATTACTCAGGGCACTGCTCTGATTAACTATACCTTTGCTAACGCTACTACTATCGAGTTTAACAGCGCCCCAGATGATGGGGCGTTTATTTATATTGAGCGTACTACTGACGACTCATCGATTGTCACCTTTACTTCTGGTTCTACGATCCGTGCTTCAGAGCTTAACACTGCTCTGGAACAGGCTCGTTTTATTGCCCAGGAAGGTACCAACACAGCTCAAGAAGGTATTATTCCCTCAAAAGATAACGCTGAATCTATTGATGCACAAGGAAAGCGTCTGGAAAACCTGGATGATGCAAACTCAGACGATGATGCGGTAAACCGTGCCCAGCTGGGTAAGGTAATTACTGATGACTTACTGGCTGGTAACGCAATCACCTTGACAGACGCTACAGGTGGTACTAACTCTAACAAACAGGTTACTGTTGCTGTTACTGATGGTGAGATTGATACCGCTGAGCTGGCAGATAGTGCTGTAACTACAGCTAAAATTAACGATAGTGCAGTCACATCAGCCAAGATTGCTGATGGTACCATTGTCAATGCTGACATCAACGCAAGCGCCAACATTGCTGGCTCTAAGCTGGCTGATAGTAGTGTTGACCTTGATAAAATTGTTGATGCTGATGTCGTAGAGACAAGCGATTATAATTCGGCCTGGGCATCTGATGACACCAAGATTGCCACTGTAGGTTCTCTTGCTGCACGGCACGATGTTGTCGTCAACACAGATGTAGACCCACCGAGTTCTGAACAGGCTGGTAAACAATGGCTTAGTACTGCTCCCGGAAACCAAACTTTCAAGATTTATGATGGAAGTGGTTGGCGTACTGTTGCTGTTGGTCAACCTTACAGCCCTGCTACAACAACAATCGTTCGTTATGTAGATACTACGAACGGCAGTGATGCTTCTGATGTTACTGGTTACCTTCCTCAAGCACCCCTGCAATCTATTGGTCGTGCTCTGGAACTTGTCAACGATGATGATGACGGTGACGGTACTCTAATTAAAGTTGCTCCTGGTGTTTACCAAGAGACACTTCCACTGCGTATCCAAAAAAACAATATCTCTATTGTTGGTGAGTCGATGCGTAGCTGCTTTGTGCATCCTACGGTTGCGACTGAAAACAACGATATGTTCGAGGTTGATAGCGGTTCTTACATCGCTAACCTTACCTTGCTTGGTCTTAAGGTTCCTACTGCTGATCAAGGCACACGGGATAACGCCTTAGACAACGACTCAACCTATGGTCTCCCTGATAACCAACCGTTCTCTGTTAGGTTCCGTACTGACGTAGCTCCTGTCATTCTGAAGAGTCCGTACATCCAAAACTGTACACACTTTAGTGATGCACACTTTGACAACGCTAACTTTGATCCTAACACCTTCCCGTCTACTGATGATGAAACCTATAGTGCAGTAGCAGGTGACCAAACTTCTGCACCTTGTGGTGGTGGTTTGCTTGTTGACGGTTCTGCTGTCAGCTCTAGCAGCCCGATCCGTAGTATGGTTGTGGATGCATTTACCCAGATTACCCTTGATGGTCCTGGTATCCTTGTTACCAACAACGGCTATGCACAGCTTGTGTCGTTCTTTGGTACGTTTGCTCACTACCATGCTAAGGCAAAGAACGGTGGACAGATTAACCTGTCTAACTGCGTCAGTGACTTCGGTCGTTACGGTTTGATTGCTGATGGCAAGAGCCCTTCTGCTATCGCTACTGCTACGGCAAGCGCAGCCAACTCTGGTGATACCACCATTACTATTGGAGCTATCACAACTGACAGTGGTTTCCACGGCACTGTAAGCCGTCCTTTGGATCACATGATGGTCACTATTGACAGCGTTGACTATGGCGTTGTTAGCAGCACTGCTAATGGTGATGGCTGGGATATTACCTTAACTTCTGCACTTACCTCTGACATTACTAATACGACAGTGAGCTTTGCCTTGCGGTCTTACATTAGTACTGGCGGACACACCTTTGAGTTTGTTGGTGTTGGTACTGACTACAGCGATCACCCTGATTTTGGTGGTGTCCCTGTAGAGGCTAATCAAGTTATTGAACTCAACGGTGGTAAAGTTTGGCAGTCAAGTACTGATCACGTTGGTAAGTTCAAGGCAGGTGATGTACTTGTCGTTGATCAAGTAGCTGAAACTGTAGACCTCAAGGCTACAACTGTGACTGGTGACATCACTGTTACTGGTACTGTTGATGGACGTGATGTTGCTACTGATGGTACAAAGCTAGACGGTATTGAAGCTAACGCTACTGCTGATCAAACTGCTGCAGAAATCAGAACGCTTGTAGGAGACGCAACTGACAGCAACGTCTTTACTGATGATGATCACGACAAGCTCGATGGCATCGCTGCAGGCGCTGAAGTAAACGTCCAGGCTGACTGGAACGCTACCTCTGGTGACGCTGAGATTCTAAACAAGCCTACCATTCCTGCTGCTTATGGTGACAGTAATGTTGATACTCATCTCAATCAAAGTTCAGCAGGTAATAACGAAGTTCTGAGCTGGGATGGGTCGGACTATGCGTGGGTTGCTCAAAGTAGTGGTGGCACCAATGCTACCAACCTTGGTGTTACAACGTCCACGACTTCCGTCACTGTCACCAGTGACACGGGAACCAACGCAACAATCAGCGAGGCCAGTGCGAGTGCTGCAGGCGTCATGTCGGCTGCACATCACGACAAGCTAGATAACATCGAGGGGGGTGCAACAGCCTACGCTGACAGTGATGTTGATAGTCATCTCAATCAAAACAACCCAACAAGTGGTTTTGTACTTTATTGGAATGGTTCTGATTATGGTTGGGAAGCTCGTCTAGATAATCTTGTTGATGATACGACGCCTCAACTTGGTGGACCTTTAGATGTCAACGGTAATGACATCGTTTCTGCCTCAAACGGCGACATTAACATTGATGCCGAAGGGACTGGTGTTGTTGTATTTAAAGGTAATGCTCAAAAGGGGTCTGGTCAGTTTAAGTTAAACTGCGAAAACAATAGTCACGGCATAACCATTAAAGGTCCACCACATTCTGCTGCAGCTGATTACACACTGGTTCTGCCGGATGACGATGGTGCGGCTTCTGAAATCCTTAAAACAGATGGATCAGGCAACCTTTCTTGGGGTGGTCAAGTCAAGGCTGATGCTTATACCGAAACTGTTTACACCTTGAGTGGCACAGACATCGATCCAGTTAACGGTCAAATTCAAACCAAAACAATCGCTGCAAACACTACGTTTACCGAATCATTGTCTGCAGGTGAATCCGTGTTGTTAATGCTTACTGCTGCTTCGTACACGGTTACTTGGCCGACGATTACCTGGGTCGGCGGTAGTGCACCAACACTTGCCTCAAGTGGCGCTACAGCTATTGAGTTGTGGAAAGTAAGCTCAACATTGTATGGAGCACGTGTGGGAGATGTTGCATGAGGAATCATTTTCTTAGAACTGTTGGGGGCTCTGCAGCTGCTGCTGCTGGCCCCAGCGACCCCTGGGAGCTGACCAACATGCTTGACCCACTGAATTCTCCTCAACCATTTAATTGGTTTGCTGGTACTTGGCCTAGACAAACTGATACTGTCCAATGGATGTCACCTGATGGAACCAAACTTTTTTACATGAATGGTTACCAAGATGGTGTTGTCTATCGTGCAGATCTTTCAACCGCTTGGAATCCCCTTACACTAGACTTTGATAATAGAACTTCAAGCAGTGGTATACATACATCCAAACGTCTGTATGGTTTAACATTTAAATCAGATGGTACACGGTTGTATGTTACAACTTATGACGGTGATATTTATGAACATAGTCTTAGTACCGCTTGGGACGTAACAACTCTTTCAACGACTGCTACTAATAGTTTTGACGCAAGTGCGTACGCAACCTCTGGTCTTAAAAATATAAAATTTAAACCGGACGGAACAATGATGTTCATTGTCCACCAGGGCGCAACATCTCCGTACCAAACCGATTCAGTTCAATCATTTACTTTAGGAACTGCGTGGAGTCTTGGTGGAACCATTACACACGAAGAGTCTTTCCAAGTTCAGTCACAAGAAACTAACCCAACAGCAGTTGATTTTAAATCCGATGGTACAGAAATGTATGTTACAGGTACTAGCGGTGATACTGTTGACCAGTGGACATTATCAACCGCTTGGGACATAAGCACTGCTGGCTCACATAAAAAATGGGGCTCTACTTTCCCCAGTGCTTTTCATTCGTCTGTAACTTATCCTGCTAGTATTTGTCTTAGTTCTGATGGTGAAAAAGTTTTTATTGGTCAAGCCCAGACAGCCTTTCCCCTCCTGTTAGATTTTGGTACTGCATATGATGCGTCAACTATAAGCTTTTCCTTTCCTACTACTCGTTGGTTTAAAGACAGTAATGTTGCAGAGGGTACTGGCATATATTTTAAATCTGACGGTACCAAAATGTATATTGCTAATGATACAAATAAAGTTCATGAGTACTCTCTTTCAACTGCTTGGGATATTACATCTGCCTCTCACGATTACCAGCTAAGTATCGCTACATATCTTGACGACATCCAAGGTTTGTTCTTCAAATCTGACGGTACAAAAATGTACACCTGTGATGAAGACAGAAAGAACATTGAAGAATTTGCTTTGTCTACAGCTTGGGATCTTTCAACTACATCTTGGACTCGTAGCCTTGATGTTTCTTCTACTGTAGAAAAACCGTATGGTTTGTATTTTAAACCTGACGGTTCAGAGCTTTACATGCTCGATCAAAGATATTTCCGTGTTTACAAGTACACCTTATCGACTGCTTGGGATATTAGCACTGCTTCTTACGATAGTTACGAATCATTTACTAGCATTGATGGGGATACTTATGGTTGGTCATCTGATAGACCTATGGATCTTTTCTTTAAAGATGATGGGACAGTCCTTTACTTTACCTCAGGACATGGTGGTAGCCCCCACCGAGGCCCCCAACGTTTGTTTGAATTTAGCCTCTCTACTGCCTGGGATTTAAGCACTGTTAGTCTTGAACGAAAAGTAATTGCTCCAATCACTTATGGATCAAATAGTGGTGGAGCTATTTTTATTGGAGACGACGGGACACAACTTTATTACACCTCTGGCTTTATAAGTCGAGGTGTCTTATCCTTTAACTTGTAAATTATGTACGCTAAAATTATTGATAATGTCTGCAAGGTGTTTCCCGCTGCTAAGTCTTCAGTATTAAAAGATAACCCAAATGTTTCTTTTCCATCTGAGTTGACAGACGAGTTACTTGCTCAATACAACTTATTCCCTGTTGTAGCTACCACACCTCCAGACTTTGACAACAACATTCAGTATGTAACCCGTACTGCTGAAAACATCGACGGTGTTTGGACAGAAGTTCATACAGTAGTAAACGTTCCTAATGATCAGGCTGCGGACAGGATTCGTGGCATTAGAAACGACCTGCTGTCTGAATCTGACTGGACACAACTTGCTGATTCATCGGCTGAAACATCAGCTTGGAGTGTTTACCGACAAGCACTGCGGGATGTTCCTGCACAAAGCGGGTTTCCTTTTAATGTTACTTGGCCGACTAAACCTTAATTATCACCACATTTAAATCAGACAATGATTACTCTTATCCGTCCCATTCTTTTTGCTTTTCTGCAATCTGATCAAGTCAAGCGTCTTATCGTTGACCTTTTGACCAAGCTGGCTGAGTCTACTGATAATGAGGTGGATGATGCTGCTGTTGAATTTATTCGCAACGGATTGTTCCCTGCTAAACCCCTTGACTAATGAATTCAGAACATTATCACGAGCTATTAGGATCGTATCGCGTTAGTGTTAGCGGTACGTCTACGAACCAACAACTGCATAGCGACTGTCGTCGTGTTCGTATTCAATGTACTCATAGTAATGTGACTTTTGAGGTTGGTGTCGGTGCCCAAACGGCGACTGATACCAGCCATTTTCTTTGTCCTAAAACAGGCGGACTGGAAATGACTATTCCTCCTAATTCTCACATTGCTTTTAAGACAGTTGCTGGTGGTGTAATTCTTGAAGATGATGACGATGAGCAAAATGATGGCCCTGCATACGTCTACATCTCTGAGCTTATCCACTAATGGACTTTCCGGAGTTTCCAGACTTTCCGTCCTTGGTCCTCCCAGATGCTCCTGTATTGCCTGAACCAGTGCTGGAGGTACCAAGAGCCCAGGTACCTACTTACAAACCTCTTGTAGTGCCTCCTAGCGACCTTAGACCGCCTCCTGGTGTTAAGGGTGAAGACGGTAAAGAAAAGGATCCCAAACCACAGCCTAAAGCACCACCTATTAAAAACCCTGACATTAACTATGTTCAGGTACCAATGATTGATCAGGAAATACCTTTACCGTCTCCTGAAATCTTAGCTACTGCAGGCACCACAGCCGTTGTGTCTGTAGCTGCTACCCTGACTGCTACATCTATGTTCAAATACCTTGTAATGGTTTTTAAGCCTGTATTAAAACAAACATGGAGCAAACTAACCAAGAAAAGAAACCCATCCTCAAACAACTAAAAGAACACCATGAAGAGCTAGAGTTTTTAGCAACTTTTGTTCGTCTAGGTGTTGTTGTATGGAGTGGGTTTATTATCACTCTTAACTATGTTGACCTTCCAATGATTAAGAAAGGTCAAAGTGGCGGAGACATCACATTTGTTGCTAGCGTTTTTACTGGCGCACTTGCTACTTTTGGATTAAATACATCTAACAATAGAAACGGCAAAACAAACGAACCTAAAAAAGATTCATGAAAAAACTTTTTCTACTTTTGTTGTTGACCGCTCCAGCATCCGCACAAATTGAACCTAACTTTACTCAAGGTTCTATGCAACAAACCACCAACACTACCCAAACTGTTAACGAACAGGTAGTTACCGAAATCTATGGAGGTGATTACTCATACTATTCTGGAAGCAACGTTACACCAAGCGGCAACATCACAGATCCGAATACAACGTTTTCAGTGACCAATGCAGGTCAACAGTTCCATGTGGAACAGGTGACACGTGCAGCTGGACTGATCGAAACAACCACAATCGACCGCGACATCGTCACAACCTCTACTACTACCTCCTTGTCGGTCTTCTCTCAGTAAACCCTGCGTTTGCCGAGTCTGAAGCTCCTGAAGTTCAAAACCAAAGTAACCCAGTTGCAGCAGCAACGGGTAATGTAGTCAATCAAAATGTTAACATGCAGAATTCTGGTGCTCCTTCGCGCCAGTATTTTGCAGCAAACAGTAACTGCAATGGCGCTACTGCACAAGTAACGCCTTTTTACATGGGTAACGACACTGTCCCCATGGACTCTCAAGGCTACGTACGAAACAACAACTGGGGCATGCAAGTAAGCCTAAGTATTCCACTAGATGGAAGCATGGTAGAGCTGTGTAAAAACATAGCCCGTAAGCACGAACAAAAAATGAGACTTGATTATGAGCTTGTTCGTGCACTTAAATGCACAGAAATTATGAAAGCTGGTTTTACTTTTAGACCAGGAAGCCGTGTTGAGGTACTTTGCCACGACATCGTTCCTATTGTGTCAATTAAACCTAAAAATGAGCAACAAAAGAGCAAGTGAAGACTCATTTAACGAGCTTCACAACCTTATCACAAAGGAGTTCTTAGCGCGAATCAAGTCTGGTGAAGCAACCACACAAGATCTAAAAGCAGCTTGTGATTGGTTGTCCAAAAATGACATAACTGGTGTGGCCGTTGAGGGTTCTGCTCTCAGCGGCCTTGCTGATATTATGCCAACCATCAATTTTGATGAAGTACAAAAGGCAGTAAGACGCTAATGGCTCCTAAAAAGAAACCCTACAACCAGTTACGCAAAAGTGCGAAGAATTACCGCGACAATGCAGCCGCTCGAGCCCATAAAAATGCAACGAATCGGCAAATTAACAAACGCGAAGACCGCAAAGACTACCGAGCAGAGCACAACAAAGCCCGTCGCCAAGCCGGAGTCTATGGTAAAGGAGGTAAAGACTTCTCCAAAACCACGAAAGGCACGTTCGTCCGCGAGGACTCGTCCAAAAACCGTGCCAGAAACAGAGGTAAGCTGACAATCAGATGACTCCTCTGCTACCTACTCCTGATCATTACTTATACAACCTAATAACGATGACATCCCCAGAAGCTAAGCGCCTATGGAGGCGTGCAATCAAAGAGCACTTCAAATGTCAATGCGTTTATTGTGGAGAAACTTATGAATTACATGAACTTACTCTTGACCACGTTCACCCTAAGTCTCTGGGTGGAGAAGATCTCACGAGCAACCTGGTACCCGCTTGTACCCATTGTAATCAGGACAAAGGTAGCGACAACTGGCTAAACTGGATGCGTGCTAAATATGGCATGCATCCTGACAGAGAACAACGAATTATCGATCACATTAACTGATGGCCCCTCGTAAACGCGTCAAAGGCAAAAAGCCTGAAGAAACTATGCGGCAACGGCAGCAACGTTTGCTGCGTGAACAGCGAGCCGCAAAAGCTCGCGCTAAACAAGTTAAAACTAACCCCACTGGACCAGCTCGTGGTGCTCAAGGTCCAGCAAGACCTCCCGTACAAGGTCCTAGCCGCCGTACGCCCTCAACTATTGGTGGAGACACTGGACGCCGTATTCCTCAAAACAAGTACGGCACTAAAGGTACTCCTCGAAGCGGCCCTCCTGGTATTGGTAAACCCCCTCGGTTTAATCCTAGAGTCCGCCGACCTGGAGCCAACCCGGCTTCAGTAGCAGCAATGACTGGCTTGACTATTGCTGCTAAACTGGCAGAGACCATTGGCAAGCCTGGTCAATCAAAAATGTCTGGACTGGGTGTTGACCCTAAGCGTCTTCCTAAAGGTGAGTCAAAATCTGGCGTTCAAGGACGTAACACTAAAGGTGGTCAAGGCGGTAGCCGAGCTGCCGTTAAGCGCAAACCTCAGCAACCTGCAAAATCTAAACCTACGGTAACTAGCCGTAACCGTCGTGGGCGTCCCACAAGCTATGCAAAGCCAGTCAAACCAACTCGGCGTGGTATGTCTAACATCCCGCCCCAAGAGGGTACTGGCAAGGGATCACCGAACGACAAGCGTCAGAACGTGACTCCTAAACCCAAGCCTACGCCTAAACCCAAGCCTACGCCTAAACCCAAGGTTAAAAAAGGTAGTGGCGTGAGCGGAGTCGGTCCTGTCAAGAGTGGACGTGCTTTTTCTGTAGCTAAGACTGGTAAATCAGTATCACAGCAACGTGCAGCCGAGCTGCGGGCAATGCGTGAGCGTTCTAAGAAGCGCCAAGCTGCTCAAAAGAAGAAGAAATAATGGCAACTAACAACATCCGTCGCACTCGTCGTCCAACTGCAACTCAACGTCGCAGGTTGTCTAACCTTTCAATCGACGCAAACGAAGAAGCTAAACGACGCCGAGATCGTAAGAGGCAGTCAACTGAAAGCAAGTTCAAGCAAGAAAGACGCAAGCGGCTTCTTCGTGAACAAAATTTTAAAGATCTTAGCAGCAAAGCTGCCAAAACAGGCAGGGTCCGTAGGTATGCTAGCATGGCTATGCGCGGACTTCGTCGTGCTGGTCAATTTGGTCTAGCTATTTCAGCTGGTGAAGCTATTGGTAACCAGCTTAAAAAATCTAAAATTCGTCCCACTAGCGGACGAGGCGCAGGACGCGCTTCTTTCAAACGTAAGAAAAAGCGCTCCTAAGCCCTCTAAAAAGCCTCTAAGGTACAATCCCACCAGGGACGCCTTAGAGGCCCCTTCTAGCCCCTTCTAGCATGCATACAGACGACTTACAGAATAATCTAAAGTCAGACTTTCGGTATTTTCTTACCGCTATCTGGTCACACCTCAAACTTCCCCAACCAACTCGTGCACAACTGTGCATTGCAGAATACCTGCAACAAGGACCCAAACGTCTACAGATCCAGGCGTTTCGTGGTGTGGGTAAGAGCTGGATTACAGCAGCGTTCGTGCTGTGGACGCTCTACAATAACCCTGACAAGAAAATTATGGTGGTATCTGCATCTAAGGATAGAGCAGACTCGTTTTCCATCTTCTGTCAGCGGCTTGTGCTAGAAGTTCCTTGGCTTGCACACCTCAAACCTAAATCAGATGACCAAAGATGGTCCAGGGTCTCATTCGACGTGGGACCAGCTAAACCTCACCAAGCTCCTTCAGTTAAGTCTGTCGGCATTACTGGTCAGCTTACTGGTAGCCGTGCTGACCTTATGATTCTAGATGACGTAGAGGTTCCTGGTAACTCAATGACAGAATTGATGCGCGAGAAGCTTCTGCAACTCTGTACAGAAACAGAATCAATCCTGACACCAAACCCAGACAGCCGTATTATGTTTCTGGGTACACCCCAAACTACGTTTACTATCTACCGTAAACTAGCAGAACGTAACTACAGACCGTTTGTCTGGCCCTCTCGCTATCCCAAGAAACTAGCTAACTACGAAGGTCTCCTAGCGCCACAGCTTGTAGAAGACATCGAGAATGGTGCAGAACCTTGGGAAGTAACTGACCCTGACCGATTTGACGATGAAGATCTTATCGAACGTGAAGCAGCAATGGGACGCAGCAACTTCATGCTGCAGTTCATGCTGGACACGACTCTCAGTGACGCCGAAAAGTTCCCGCTTAAAATGGCTGATCTTATTGTCACCAGCGTTAACCCTACTACTGCTCCTGAGTCCATTATTTGGTGTAGCGACCCCCAAAACATCATCAAAGAAGCTCCAACTGTCGGACTACCTGGAGATTATTTCTACAGTCCAATGCAGCTCCAGGGGCAATGGGATGATTACTCTGAGACAATCTGCTCTATTGACCCATCGGGTCGTGGCTCAGATGAAACAGCAGCAACTTATATCTCCCAACGCAACGGTTTCCTGTACGTGCACGAAATGCGTGCTTACCGAGACGGATACTCAGACAACACGCTTCTGGACATTTTAAGAGGGTGTCGTAAATACAAAGTCTCAAAGCTCTTAATTGAGACAAACTTTGGTGACGGCATCGTAGCAGAACTGTTCAAAAAACACCTAGTCCAAACTAAACAAAACATCGACGTAGAAGAGGTACGTGCTAATGTCAGAAAAGAGGATCGCATTATTGACGCTCTGGAGCCTGTCCTTAATCAGCATCGCTTGGTTATTGACAGAGGGCTTATTGACTGGGATTATAACAGCAACAAAGATGCGCCTCCTGAGGAACGTCTTCTCTACATGCTCTTCTACCAATTCTCTAGAATGTGTAGAGAAAAAGGTGCCGTTAAACACGATGACAGACTCGATAGCCTTGCCCAAGGAGTTAAATACTTCACCGACGCAATGGCAATCTCAGCCAACCAAGAAATTGCCAAACGTAAATTTGAAGAGTGGCAAGATCTAGAACAAGC